GAGGTCGAGTGCTTAGCCGCATCTTCAATCCAAGCGTCGACCTCGAGGATCGCGCGATCAGTTTCCAGACGATCTTCGGATCGGGCGGGGACCTGATGATGACGACGAACGCTGGCGTCACGATGAGCCAGGACGAGTCGCTGAAGCTCGGCACCGTTTACGCGTGTGTGCGGCTGATCGCCGATTCGATCTCGACGCTGCCGGTCGATACGTTTGTCCGGCGTGATGGGACGCGGACGCCGTTCCGTCCGAGGCCGGAGTGGCTCGACTCGCCCGAGGTTGGCGTGTCGAGGACGGAGCATTTTCAGCAGGTGCTCGTGTCGCTGCTGATCAACGGGAATGCGTTCATCAGGATTCTCCGCGACGATCAGGGTATCGCCGGTCTCGCCGTGCTGAACCCTCGGAGCGTCGAGGTGCGCCTCGACCGGGTGACGCGCCGGCCCGAGTTCGTCTATGACAATCGCGTCGTCATTCCGAACGAGGACATGTTGCACATTACGGAGCTGCGGCTGCCGGGCGAGCTGCGGGGCCGCTCGAGGATCGAACTGGTCCGCGACACGCTCGGGCTGGCGAAGGCGCTGGACACGTTCGCGCAGTTGTTCTTCGGGCAGGGGTCGACCGTCGGCGGCATCATTGAGTATCCGGGCGCGTTGACGCGCGAGCAGGCGAAGGACCTCGCCGACTCGTTCGAGCTTCAGCACAAGAGCGTCCGCCGCTCGCATCGGCCTGGTGTGCTGTTCGGTGGTGCGAAGTTCACGAAGACGAGTGTGGAGCCGAATGAGGCGCAGATGCTCGAATCGCGCGAGTTCGCGGTGGAGGAGATCGCGCGGACGTTCCGGTGTCCGCCGGCGATGATCGGTGTTATCAAGCCTGGAGCCTCTTCATATAATTCACTCGAGCAGAACGGCATCCAGTTCGTGCAGCATACGCTCAGACCTTATATTGTGAAGATCGAGGACGCGTATTCGACGCTGCTGCCTGGCGTCGCGTTCCTGAAGTTCAATGTCGACGCGCTTCAGCGTGGCGATCAGGAGAGCCGGTATGCGGCGCACGCGTCGGCGCTGGTGAATGGGTGGGCGTCGATCAACGATATTCGCAGGATCGAGGATATGCCGCCGGTGAATGGCGGCGATGTGTATCGCGTGCCGCTCGCGAATGTCGACCTCGATGCGGCGAACCTGACGGAGCTGGAGAAGAAGAGCGGCATCGTGCAGCGCCTCGTGTTCTCCGGGTTTGATCCGGCGGCGATTCTGGCGGCGCTCGAGTTGCCGCCGATTCCGCATACGGGCCTTCCGACGACGCAGTTGCAGCCGATCAGTCAGATCGACCCGGAGAATCCGAAGGCTGCCTACCCTGTGGATGGTGAGTGATGATCGTGACGTCGCAACACGCAGTTGGAACGGCGCGGGTGCAGATCAGCTCGCCGGATGACAATCCGCAACTCGTCGTGATTCACGATCACGACCATACGAGTAACGATGATGTGTTTATCGGCGGCGCTGATGTGACCATTGCGAATGGTCTGCACCTTCCGAAGACTGAGACGATCAGTATCCAGGTCGACGCTGGTGATTCTCTGTTCGCTGTCGCTGATGGTGGGAGCGTTGAGATTCACGTCTTGCAAGTGAAGCGATAATCGTGCCGTACTTCATCACGGATTCGGCTGAGGGTTGCGCTGGGTGGGCGACGATCAAGGATGACGGCGAGGTGATCGGCTGTCACGAGTCGAAGCAGGCCGCGATTGATCAGATGGTCGCCGTGTCGATCGCTGAGGGTATGGAGCCTGGCGGCGAGCGGAATCTTGACGGCCCGCCGGCGATCATCGTGGATATCGATGGGACGCTGCTGACGTTCGAGGGTCGTCCGATTGAGAATGTCGTCAGGTTCGTCGACGAGTATGAGGGCGAGGTGATCATCGTCACGGCGCGTGTGGAGGATGATCGCGCGATGACGATCGCGGAGCTCGAGGCGGCCGACGTCGACTGGGACCAGTTGTTTATGAAGCCGAACGCGGATGCGGATTCGGTCATGTTCAAGTCGGAGACGCTGAAGGACCTCCTCGATATCTACAACATCGAGATCGCGATCGAGGATGATGAGGACGTGCGCGCCGAGTATGCGCGGATCGGGATCACGGTTCTCACTCCTGACGCGGTGGATCCGGCAGAGTTGCCGGAGATGCTGGGCCGATCGGTGCGCGTGTTGCCGGAGAACTATCGACCCGCATCGTCGGATGATGTGCCCGACGGGCGCAGGTGTTCTAACTGCCGATTCTATGATCCGTCGCGTCAGGAAGGGTCGCGTCGCTGGTGCGAACGGTGGGATGATTACGTCTCGCCGTCCTACTATTGCAATGCGTGGCGCGCGGCGGCTGCGTATGCGGATCGTCAGACTGGCGCGTCGACGCCGGCGCCGCCGGAGGATCAGATCGAGGGGTCGGATGAGAATGCTCCGGGTAGTGCGAGTGGGGCTGGTGGCGATATCGAGTTGAGCGCGGCGACGGAGACGGCGCTGCGCAATAAGGCGCGCGATCACAATGAGGCGATGACGGCTGATGATCGTCCAGCGTGGACGCGGACGACGTTCGGCCAGCTCGCGGCGGTGTATCGTCGCGGCGCCGGCGCGTACTCGACGAGTCACCGGCCGGGTGTGTCGCGCGGGGCATGGGCGATGGCTCGCGTGAATGCGTTCTTGTATCTGCTGAGGACGGGCAGGCCGCAGAACGCCGCATATGTAACGGATAATGATTTGCTGCCGGAGGATCATCCCCGGTCGACGCGAAGCCTGACGCGCCAGGTCGATCTCACGCTTCCCGCGTATATTCGCGATGCGGCTGCGCGCGGCCTCGAGCTTCGCGCTGAGGGGTTCGGCGGTGATGGGCTGGTGGAGCGGACGATTCGCGAGGCGCGGCTAATTGCGGCGGGCGAGGTATCGGAGGATAAGGTCGTCCGTGTTGCCGCCTGGGCAGCGCGCCATATGGTCGACCTCGACGCGCCGCAGAACTCTGACCCGGACGCTGAGGGCTGGCCGGGCGCCGGCGCCGTCGCGTTCTACCTCTGGGGCATCGACCCGCTGGATCCCGAGCCGGCGATCGCGTGGTTCGAGCGGAAGCGCGATCAGATCCGCGAGGAGGAGGAGGCGGAGAACGAGCGGATGTATCCTGGCCTCTCTGTTCGCGAGCGGCCCGGTGCTACCCTATTTCATATGGAGAACGGTATTGAGCAGCGGCGCGTAACGGTCAACGAGTTCGAAGTCCGCAGCGATCAGGATGGTCCGGGAACATTCGTTGGTCTAGCATCTCCTTTCAACTCTCCAAGCGAACCGCTCCCCTTTATTGAGCGTGTTGCGCCGGGCGCATTCTCGCGCTCTCTGCGTTCTCGCAATGAGATCAAGCTGTTCGTCAACCACGACACAGGTCGTGTCCTTGCTTCTAAGCGTGCCGGAACTCTACGTCTGTGGGAATCTGACCGCGGTCTTGAGGTTGAGGCCGCGCTGCCTCCGACCACGGATGGAAAGGATATGGCGATCCTGCTGAAGCGCGGCGATATCGACTCAATGAGCATAGGCTTTTCCGTCCCGAAGGGTGGAGACTCGTGGAGTGATGACGGCCAGGAGCGCGAGCTCCGCGAGGTTCGTCTTCACGAAGTCAGTCTCATTACATCTTTCCCCGCGTACGGAGCGACTTCGGCAGCCATCCGCAGCCTCGACGGTCTCGTCGACGCGACGGGACTGGAGGCTGAGAAGCTGAACGCGGCGCTGTCGGCGCTCGAGGCGGGCGAGACGCTCAACGACGAGTTGGCGGGCGTGCTGGATGCGGCGGTGACGAAGCTGCGCGCGTCGCGTGATGATGCGGCGGCGTCTCTGGCGCTGAAGCAGAAGCAGCTTGACGTCCTGCTCGCGCGCGTCTAGTTTCGCCTGTTTCTCGGGTTATCCTATTGGTGCCTGTTCGCGGAGCCGCGTCGGGTGTTCGCCTTGCGGAGCCGCAGGCGTGTCCAGTCCAATCTCGATTCCTTGAAAGGGGATCACGGTGTCCGATTACATCAAGCGCCAGCACGATCTCCGTCAGGCGGCGTGGCACGAGGCGAAGCATCTCCTCGACGCGGCGGCTGCGGAGAACCGCGACCTGAGCGCGGAGGAGCAGGAGAAGTACGATCGCATTTCGGGCGAGCTCGACTCGCGCGCGGCGATCATCGAGCAGATGAAGGCCGACGAGGAGCGCGCGGCGCGCCTCGACGCGGTGGCTGCTGAGATCCGCACGGACGAGGAGCCGGGCGACGACACGGACGCGGAGATGATCCGTTCGCTCGCGCGTGGCGAGGTCCGCTCGCACACGTTCGAGAAGCGCGACGTCCTCACGACGTCGACGGGCAGCCCGGTGCCGACGAGTTTCTTCGATTCCGTCATTCTCAAGGCGCGTCTGGTCGGTCCGATGCTCGACGTTCCGACCATCCTGAACACGGCCGGCGGCGAGACGATCCAGGTGCCGTCCCTGTCCGCGTACTCGTCGTCCTCGACGGTGACCGCGCAGGGCGCCAACTTCTCGGAGTCCGATCCGACCTTCAACTCGTTCACCGAGCTGAAGGCCTTCAAGTTCGGCTTCCTGATCCAGGTCTCCCGCGAGATGATCGAGGATTCCGGCGTGGATCTCCTCGGCTTCCTCGCCGATCAGGTCGGCAATGGTCTGGGCTTCAACGTCCAGAACGCGCTGACGAACGGCACGGGCACCGTCCAGCCGAACGGCATCGTGACGGCGGCCGGTTCCGGCATCACGGGCGGCACGGGCGTCACGGGTGCGTTCACCGCCGACAACCTGATCGACCTCTACTACAGCCTGGACGGCGCGGCGCGCCTGCTCCCGGGTGTGGGCTGGATGATGAACGGCGCGTCGATCGGTGCGGTTCGCAAGCTGAAGGACACGGCGGGGAACTACGTCTTCTCCCCGGCGGTCGACGGCAACGCGCGCGACCTGCTCCTCGGTAAGCCGGTCTTCGAGAATCCTCACATGACGTCGCCGGGTACGGCCGTGAAGTCGGTCCTCGTCGGCCACCTCCCGTCGTACTACGTCCGCACGGTCGGCGGCATCCGCCTCGACCGCTCCGACGAGTACGCGTTCAACGCGGACTTGATTACGTTTCGCGCGTCGATGCGCGTCGACGGCGCCCTGCCCCAGTCCAGCCACATCAAAACGTTCATCGGCGGCACGGCGTAGCCTAGCCGACGAGCGCGGTACCATTGGGCCGTCCATCCTTCGGGGTGGGCGGCCCTTTGGCTTTCTGGGAGGCATCGTGTCGAATCGGCAGGCGCGCCGCGCGGCGGCGAAGCGAAAGACCGTAGCGCAGGGCGTGACGCCGCAGCGGATCCTGTGGGCGTCGAACTCTCCGCTGACGGCTACAGGATATGGCGTTCAGACTGCTCAGGTCGTGGAGCGGTTGCAGGCTGATGGACACGAGGTCGCGGTGGCGTGCAACTTCGGCTTGCAGGGTTCGGAGGCCGAGTGGAATGGCGTCAAGCTGTACCCGACGGGTGTGACGGCATACTCGGACGATATCCTGATGGCGCATT